AATGCTACAGGCACTTATAATATAATATTAGCAAACAATTCAAATAATTTTGCATTTCAGCACAATAAATTTCTTTCCGGCGAAGAAGTACAATACGGACGCTTCAACGCTGGCACAAAAACTGCTTTACAGTTTGGTACCACTACTGGAGGTGACACTGGACAAATATTCAATAGTGCTTTATCATACATAAGCACTACTGGCTTTAACTTTGGTGATAACAACTTAAATGGTTACCCATTACCTTATAAAATGGGAGTGTTAGATATGACTGGTGCTACACCTAGCTGGACTGGCGGCGGTGAATCAGGGATTGCTAATAATGGTACTGGAGACGCAACAATTACATTTTCACAGGATATTGCGTCATCTACAGAAAACTTCCAAGTAATGGCAACAATTCAAGATCAAACAACAGGCCATATGGTTACAATTTCAAAACCAGGGGTAGCAGATATTAGAGTAAAGGTAGAAGACGATGCAGGTAATAGCGTAGATGCGAAGGTGTTTTTGATAATATACAAGGTAACATAATGAGTGAAAGAGAATATGCTGTAGTAATAAATGCAGGTGAAAATTTATCTGAAATTGAAAAAGAACTAACTTCTTCTACAGGTACCGGCCCAATACCAAATCGCAGTGTAGATATAACAAATGCACGACCGGGCAGCTCCAGAATAACCTATTTTAATTTGACAGACGATGAAGCAACAGAACTTGCTAAAGACACAAGAATACTAAGTGTGGAAATTCCTGTAGATCAAAGAACAGATATTACAATTGGTAAAAGATCAACACAGATCAGCAACTTTACTAAACCAAGTGTAGTAGATTCTAATATAGTCAATTGGGGATTAAAAAGATCTATTTTAGAAACTAATGAGTATGGCAATCAAACTACAATTACCAACAACTATGACTTTGCCGTTACAGGAGAAGGTGTTGATGTAGTAATACAAGACAGCGGAATACAAGCTAATCATCCAGAATTCGAAGACAGTAACGGAGTACTGCGTACAGTTGAATTGGACTGGTATGAAGCAACAAACGGTGTAGTCGCAGGAACATTACCAGCAGGATTTTATACAGATTATGATGGACACGGCACTCATTGTGCAGGAATCACTTCCGGTAAAACATACGGACATGCTAAAGGTTCAAGAATATTTTCGCAAAAATTAGCAGGACTTGAAGGACCTACAGATCCATATTCAGGCATGGGAATCGCAGATATTTTTGATTGCATACGTATCTGGCATAATAATAAACCTATAGATCCTATTACAGGATATAAAAGACCTACAGTTGTAAATATGAGTTGGGGATATTTTTCATCAATATCTGGAAATCCTACTAGTGGGACATATAGAGGTACAGGCTGGACTTGGGGAGTTGAATATTCAACTGATTTAAGTTTGTGGCAAGGAACAGGTATTGTTCCTCCTACAGACGGACCTAATCGAATTTTCCCTATAAGAATTCCAAGTGTAGATGCAGAAATAGACGATATGATAGCAGCTGGTATACATGTAATTATTGCTGCTGGCAATGATTATTATAAAGGTGACCTTTCTACAGGATTAGATTATAACAATAATGTTGTGTATGGTGCATCTCTTACAAATTATCACAGGGGTAGTTCACCACATTCTGATAATGCATTTATTGTAGGTAGTATAGATACTGCTGTAGAGCAAGATGGAGATACATTTAAAGATAAAACTTCTGGCTTTAGTTCTCGAGGACCAAGAGTAAATACTTGGGCAGCAGGCCGAAATATTATCAGCACAGTTAGTACAGTAAACGTTTATCCAAACAGAGAAGCAGATTATCCAACAAACACTGATTATAAGGTTGCGATGATAAGTGGCACAAGTTTTTCTGCACCACAAGTTGCAGGTGTTGTAGCCTTACATGCAGATGTAACTCCGTCACTGACGCCAGCACAAATGAAAACAAGAATTGAACAAGAAGCAAAAAATGTATTGTATGAAACAGGTAGTGATGTAGACTATAGTGCTTTTTCAACAAGTTTAATGGGTTCGCCTAATAGAATGTTGTTCAACAGATATGGTAGACAACCGGTGCAAACCAAAGGTAACTTTTCTATGAATAATATAACGGTAAATACTTAGAGGAAACACATATGGCATTAAATTTTCCAGATAGTCCGCAACTAAATGACACATTTACAGATGGAACAACCACATGGCAATGGGACGGCACAGCTTGGAATGTAACAACTGCCGCTGCTGGTGTTAATGTTTTCACAAGATTTGATGCAGACACAGGATTTACAGTTGCTGATTTAGCCAATGACACATTAACGATAGCTGGCGGAAGCAATATTACTACAGAAATAGTCGGTGATACACTTACTATTAATGGTCAAGCAGGTGGCGGATCACAAAACATATTTTCAACCTTTACAGCAGATAACGGCTCTAGGACAGCACAAAGTACAAGTGACACTCTTAACGTACTAGGTGGAAGTAATATTACTACATCAATTTCAGGAAATAATCTTACAATTAATGCATCTGCAGGCACACAAAATATATTTGAAACTATAACAGCGGATGAAGGTTCAACAACAGCAGATACTGCATCGGATACTTTAAATATTTTAGGCGGCACAAATATAACAACAGCGATTGCAACTGATACAGATAATGTTACAATCAATATGAGTGCTTTTAGTATAGATTTTTTATCAGATGTTGATACAACAAGTAGTGCACCTAGTACAGGACAAGTGCTCAAGTGGAATGGTAATAACTGGGCGCCAGGCGCTGATGCAACAACAGGTGGAGCAGGCACAGATGCAGATACACTTGATGGTTTTGACAGTGCGTATTACTTAGATTACGCCAACTTATCAAACACTCCAAGTGTTGTAGCACTTGATAGTTTTAGTATAGGTGTTGAAAATACTCCAAGTGGTAATGGTGCAATAAGTTACAACAATACCACAGGAGAGTTTAAATTTACGCCACCTACAGCAGCCGGAATAGGAGCATTAACCACGGAAATAAACGATCTTTCTGCCGCAGTTGTATGGGCAAATGTTCCTGATGCTAACATTACTCAAAGTAGTGTAACACAACACCAGTCTGCTCTAAGCATAACAGAAAGCCAAATAAGCGATTTACAAAGTTATATTACAGATTATACAGTAGTTGCTTCTGACCTAAACAGTATTAGTATAGATGCTTTAAGCGATGTCGATACTACTACAGCATCTCCTTCAACTAATCAAGTTCTTGCATGGAATGGAGCGGCTTGGACACCAGCAGATGCTGGCGTAGGTGGAGGTGACCCTAACCAAAATGCATTTAGTAATATAGCTGTACAAACTGTACCAGCACAATCTACAATATCTGCAGATACAACCACAGATACAGTTACCTTCGTACCAGGAAATGGAATTTCAATAACTACAAATGCTGGCACTGATACTATTACTATAGCATCAAATGTCTCTGCTGGTGTTAGTAGATTCAAAGATACTACTGACGCACAAAATGCAAATAATTTATCTATTGATGGAGTTTTTGAACATGCGATTGTTACTCTAAGAACAACTGCCGTAGGATTTACAGCATACAATTTTAACAGTCATTATTCAGGAAACAACCCAACAATTTATGCTCTATCAGGAACTACTATATGTTTTGATTTATCAAATGCAGCTGGGCATCCTACAGAAATTCAAGATTCAACTGGTAATCCTGTATCGACTGGAGTATTTCACGTAGACGATGACGGCAATGTCACTGAACAAGTTGTAGACGGTGTTAGTCATGATCCGGATAGAGGGCATCTATATTGGAGAATACCTGAATCTTTAAGTGGTACATATAGATATCAATGTACAGCACATGGTCCGATGGTCGGACAGATTGTTGTGAAACGATTTAGTTTAATTTAAGAAGTCTTTTAGTTTTTTTCTTAATCTTGCAAGCTCAATCACATTTTCTCTAACATTTACAGGTTTAATACGCCTGTGATATTCAGAACTATGAGCATTATCTATTAAAGTACATTGATGTATAAAATCCTTTAAGATCTGTTCATACTCTGTTTTTAATGTTGGTTTGGTTAATTTAGCAATACCCTGCTGGAATTTTTTTATATCTTTTTGATATTGTTTTGTTTGTGATAATTTTAACATTAGAAGTGTGTCTTATCCAAAGTTATATAAACATCATTTTCGGCTCGACCGCTGTTTGATTCAGTAATACTTCCGCTTACGGTCAGACATTCTAAAGAACAAGGCTTGAGAGTTTCAACATGAAATACTGAACCTTCTTGCAGTTCTTGTTTATACATTTTACCATCTTTTGTATCAACCCATTTTATACTAAATTTACCACCGTTTACAAACCATGTTTTCTCTATAGTTTTATTAAAATAAAATGGTGTTTTTCCACCTTGTTTTTCAAACAGCATTATTTTGCTTCCATGCGATACATAATCGGCCCAAATTATTTCCTTGCCCCAATCATGGTTCACAACGTTTGTATCTTTCATTTTTTACTCCAGTAGATCTATTAACTTAAAAACAGTTTCTAGTTTAGTTTGATTAATTTTACTTGTTAATGTATTCCTTAACCCTTGATGTAGAGGCTTAGGCCATTTTCCAAAATTAACCCAGGCATATCCATCATGCTCTTTATTAAGAATTGGTATAAATTCTTTTTCAATTACACACAAATAAGTATGAAAACTGAATTTGCTGTCATTAGAAATAAAAGTTTCTAATGGTATAGTTTTTTTTATTTCTACACTGCCTACTTCTTCAGTGATTTCTCTTTTTAAACTTTCCCAAGGAGTTTCTTTACCTTCATTAGTTCCGCCAACTAATCCCCACAAATTGTTTTGTTTACCTTGGGTTCGATGTAAAAACAAAAATCTTTTAGTTTTAAGGGTGTATAATAGAGCACCGCTACAAATAATCTGGTTCATACTATTAATTATGCTAGTATTTTAAACGCCAAGTGCCATGTGGATATTCGCCTTCAAATGACAATATCCATTCGCCGTTATCCCATTTATATTGTATTCCAGTATTTAAGTTAGTAGTATATATAGTATCTGTAGATGCACTAGAATCAAATACAACGTACCAGCGTGATCCGTTCCATTCTACAATGTCGTTTTCGCCTGCTATAAAATCTGTACCATCAGCATTCTTCCAATCATCTGCACCATCAGTGTTGGTTTCGTCGCCTATGCCAGATCCAAGTAATAGAATTCGCGTTCCTGTGGTTCTTAAAGACACTGGACTAGTTTTTGTAGGATCAATTATATAATTTATTTTGTTTGCATCACCTGTAGGACCTGTAATTATAGTATCACTCGGTAATGTATCACTATCCCAGTTTACAATTAATTCTGTTGAATCTGTAGAATTTATAGCAACTGTACCTGATATCTCGTTATCTGTATCTTTACGCTTCAATCTAAGTTCTGTAATACCTGGTTCGAAAATTTCAGGAAAAGCCTTAGTATATGCCTCCCATTTTACAGTTCCTACTACACCGCGTCTTATAATCTTAGCACTATTTGTCATTACCAATAGATCGTAATCCTTAAAAGTATTGCTTATTACCAGTGTAGCATCTTCTTGGAATATGTCTTTAGTATTTTTTGCTTTGTCTATTTCTCCGGTTGGTTTAATGAATACATTTGTGCGTAAATCTGCGCTAGGTACAACAGTATCATTTAAAGTTCCTTGAGGTTTGCTCAAATCTAATTCAATAGTGCCTTTTGATTCATCATATATGCTCTGCACAATACTAGTAACTACGCCTAAACGTTTTACTTTTGTAGGTGGAGAAATATATATAGGAGTTTTGAAGCTCAAACTAGCAACATCTATTTCGCTCTCAGTACCAATTGGTATACTTCTAGAACTAAAATTAATTGTATCTAAATTTACAACACTTAGACTAGTCCAATCTACATAATTATCTGTAGTTTGAATTTCAAGACTTGGATTAAAAAGCATTAATATCTGTTCCATAATTTGTAATTTTTGATCTGTGTTCGAAGTCCACATGTCAACATTAACACTAAGAGTATAGGGAGTAGGCATCAATCTTTCTACTGTGTAGTTTTTTCCTTCTGTGTTTAGATACTCATTGCCATCAGAATCATATGCACGTTCACGTATATTTAATTTGTTCACATAACTGGAATCAGCTAGTCTTGTAGTATCCATTTCAAGACCAGTGACATATACAGCCATTCTTGGCGCACTTGGTATTTTATTTTCTGAATTGTCTCTAAGGATGTGTCCAACCTGTCTAGTTATGTCTCCGTACATTACAGGTACTTCTGTCAATTTACCACTGCCATCTTTGTAAGAAAAATTGCTCATTAATCTCACAATTTGAGTGATATACCTTCTTATCTGCCCGTCATAAAAATGTTGCATTAATTGTCAGCCTTTGGTCTGAGTGCTTTAGAAAGACTCTGTCTTTCTTGTACAGTTTCGCCACCAATTTCGCCACTGTTAGTATTGTTAACAAATGTACCTTTTTGATGACTTCTAGTGTTAGTGTTTGTTAGTGTCATTCTGACCGAATCTTCCTGTTTAACCCAACGTCTTCCGTCATATCTAAATAATCTATTTGGCATAAAATCTGTCCTTAAGAAAAAATCTCCTTCTATACTACCAGAAGGAAAACCAATACCATGCCCAAATGCTTCACCGTTTCCTGGTATACCATCTCCTAGTAGATATCCTTGATAGCCTTCTCTATCAGGAGTTTGCATTATTCTATCTGCGAGCTCGTTATTAGTGCTAGTATCTAATTCATTTGTATCTGTAGTAACAAGTTCAACTTCACCGTTATCGTCTGTTTGTAAACTAAAGAAATGACTTGTATCATATCCCGACTTAGCTGAATCTGCTTCTGCTTGTTTTACCACTGCGTTATTAACTTGCATCTCTTTTTCATATGTCGATAATAAATCTCGCAATGTTCCACTACCTGGATTGTCTGCCTCCATCGGCAAATCAAGTATTTCTTTAAATTCTTGACTGTCAACGATCTGTTTCAATTTAACTCTATATAAGTGAGGATACCATGTGGGCGAAAATCCTTCAGCTGCTCTGTTAACATCTTCTACAACATAATATCTTTTAAGTGCAACTGTATAATCATTCAAAGCATGTTGATCTTTTAAATGGGGCAACTCAATAACATCGCCGGGCATAATTTTTCTTCCAAGAGTTTTTACACTACTGTTGATATGTATAGTCATAAACAATGTATCATTGCTTAAAAACAATCCAAATTGACTCATATTAAAGTCAATATCTTGCACATTGTAGATACCACGCATACTATAGATATCAGGATCATATTTACGATCTCTGTTTTCCATAAACAACATATCCTGTATGTTTGTTTCTTTTACAGCATCGTATCGAGGTTGATCAGCAGTAGCATCTGATTCATCGGGGTTTTTTGGCCCCAAATATTTGTGTACAAAGATATCTGTGCCACCTACAGTGAACATTTCATAGATACGTTTGTCTATGAATTCGTAATCTTTGCCCTTCTCGGGTTTATATAAAGATAGTCTTGGCATATACATATTTATCGAACGATAAATACTTGTGGAGAACTTTTCGTATGGCAACACTTAAAACTAAGAAACAAGAAGTATTTGACTATGTTTACAACATGTTAGGCGGAGGCATGGTCGATGTTGAACTTGATCCAGTACATTATGAAACAGCATTAGACAAAGCACTAACTAGATTTCGTCAAAGATCAGATAATTCAGTTGAGGAAAGTTATTTCTTCATGCCTACAGTAGTTGATCAAAATGAGTATACATTGCCAAATGAAATTG